CCACGAACACGTTTTTGACCCTGTATTATTTTGTAAGTGTATTGCTGAAACCGAGGCCCGAAAATTAGAAAAACCTGTAGAAACTATTTGGAACAATGTAGACAGATCTGATCCTGACTGGCCCCGTAACTACATGGACTGTTTTGTAAAATCACAACACAAAGCAAAGGCCGAGACCCTACAATGTCTCGCTCGCTGGCATGACGATGACCCAATCGTGCCCCAAGCCCAGCTTGCCAAAGCTGGCCAAACTCTCGTGACGTCTCCTGATGTCAATATATTTGAGCTAGGACCTGTAGCCCGATATATGCGAGAGGTTGTCAAACAGACGCTTCCAGAAAACGTTTATCTTCACGGTGGCAAAACCATCGCGCAGATGAACAAGTGGTCCCAAACACATGCAACTGGTGAGGACACATTTACTTGTGACTTCACCGCTTATGACCAAAGTTGCACTGAAGAAACTCTCTCTTTTGAGATTTGCTTTATGGACTACTGTAAAATTCCAACTGACTTGATAGATCTCTATCGTTGGATCAAACTCAACATGCGAACGCAATTTGGTTTCACCGCCATCATGCGTTTTACCGGTGAGTTTGGTACTTACGATTTCAACACTTTTTGGAATATGGCATACATGACTTTACGGTACAAACCTCGTAAAGACATGGCATGCTGTTACTCTGGTGACGACTCCCTCTTCTTTGGCAAACTTTCTGAAACTCCTGGCTGGTCCAGGATAGAACATAATTTCACTCTCATTGGCAAGACTGCTATCACTCCAATCCCGGAATTTTGTGGCTGGCTCTTATACCCTTGTGGTGTAATCCGGCATCCGATCCTTTTAGCCCTGAAGATAGTTTACCGCGCTGCGCGCGGTGATCTACCTAAAGTGCTTGATTCGTACTTCTTAGAATCACAATTTGCTCATGAACATTCAGACCGTTTGTATGATTATCTTCCCCCATTAGCCTTAGAAGCCCAATCTTGGATAACTAATTTTTGCTTTGAACATTCTTCTCTTGTACCTCATCTTCGTTATGCTATTGACCCTCAAGCTTGGAAAGATATACCCATTGCACTTCTTCCTTCTCACATCGCAAAACAACTGAACATTGATCTCGGACTTGCGAATTATTGACCCTACTCCTGGTCAGGACAAGCCCCGACCACCCCCGAAAACAAGAAAACCCAGAACGCCTTCTCCTCCTTCCAGAACTAGGTCTCCCCCCCCCGCTCCAAGACCTTCACAACGCACTCACTCTGT